CCCTGACGAGCCATCACGTCAGCAGCTCCTGCATTACGTCCAAGCGGAGCTGATGGGTAACTCTTTTGCGGTGGTGCGGACCACTTGGTATTCGGGTGGTGCTGTTTGTGCCGTCACTGAATGCACGGTTGAAAAAACTGATGACCTGGCATTGATGGAGTTCACGGGCATCGTTGGTGATGCCCTGCGTGCAGGCTCAGACGTTTCAATCATCTGTGTTGATTCCTCAGAGGCAGTTGGTCTCAAAAAGACATGAGCGCCCCAGCAGCGGTCTACCGCAATGCCATTGACCTGAACCGTTACAGCAACGGTGTCGCAAGGCGGATCATCCGTTCGTACAACGACGTGATCTTGGATGCTGTTGAACAGCTGCGGGCGATTGAAGAAGAAATTCTGTTGACGGGTGAAGTGCGGCAGCCGTTGCGTCGAGCAAGGCTGCGTACGTTGTTGCTTCAGCTCAGGGAGTCATTGGCCACTTGGTCCGGCAGCAGTGCAGCATTGATGGCGGAGGAACTGCAGGGTTTAGCTGTGCTGCAATCTGGTTTCGCCGTTGAGCAGCTGCGGGAAGTTTTACCTGAAGGGACCAACCGTGTTGTCCGCACTGTTGAAATCAGCCCAAGTTTTGCCCAGGCAGTTGTCACTTCAGACCCCACGTCGATTGGCATCGTTGACCTGAGCGACAGGCTTGAAAGGCTGGCCCCAGACACCGTTACTTTCCAGCTCACAGCTGGTCAGCAGCTGACGCTCCCCAACGGTTCAGTCGTGCGCCAAGCGTTTGACCGCATGTCCACCAAGCAAGCCGAAGTATTTAGCCAAGTGCTGCGTGTTGGTGTGTTGGAAGGCAAGTCTGTCGGCAGCATTGTCAGCCAGCTGAAAGGCAGGTTGCGCCGGGAACAGGCAGGCACTGTTGACAGCATCATTGCTTCTGGCGGCCAGGTGACGGCCATGCCCAACAATCAGATCCGCGCCATTGTCCGCACCAGCGTCAATCAGGTTGTTGATGCCGCTGAGGAGCTGGTGGCCCTGCAGAACCCAGACATCACCAAGAAATACAGGTACACAGCCCTTCTGGACAGCAAAACGACGCCAATCTGCAGGGCATTGGACGGCAAGGTGTACGAATGGGGCAAAGGCCCCAAGCCGCCACAGCACTTTGGTTGCAGGTCACGCCGTGTTTCCCTGACCACCGGCTTTGCAGCCAGAACCCTTGAGCTGCGTGAGCCCTATGGCGTTTGGTTTGACCAGCAGACAGATGCAGTCAAAGAGGATGTCCTTGGTGCTAAGCGCATCCCGTACTACAACTTCTTAGTCAAGAAGTACGGCAAGGAAGATGCGATCCGTAAGTTTGTTGACAGGGACGGCGTCGCCCACCAAAGGACAAGAAGACGGGCCTGCCTAAGGCCTATCTTGCTGGTGCCAAAAACAAGGCGGCCAAGGCTAGGGAAATCAAGCGCACTGCTGCCCTTTACAAGGCTGGCAAGAACATCGACATTGCAGCTGTCTCCAAATCAAGGACTGAGCAAGGTGGCAAGACCAAAAGCAAAACCACTAAACGCCGCAACAAAAAAGGCGCTAAAGGAAAAGGCTGACGGCACCAAGTTCTTTTACGGGGAGCTGGCTGCGGTGTACCGCAAAGGGCAAGGCGCATATCTGTCCAGCGGCTCACGCAATGTCCCTATGGCTGCATGGGCCATGGGCCGGGTAAACAGCTACATGCGTGGCGACAAGGCAAGAACAGCTGATGCCTCCATTTACGCCCGGTACAACAAAAAACGATGACTATCAAGCGTGGTGGCCACACTTTCCAGGGCTACGACAAACCCATCCGCACGCCGAATCACCCAAGCGGTAAGTCACACGCTGTTGTCATCAAGGATGGTGGCAAGGATCGGCTGATCAGGTTTGGAGCGCAAGGCGCACAAACAAAGCCACCCCGCAAGGGTGAATCTGCTGCTGACAAAGCAAAACGGGCATCATTCAAAGCACGTCACGCAAAAAACATCGCCAAAGGGAAAACATCTGCTGCTTATTGGGCGAACAAAGTAAAGTGGAGCTGAAAACAACCTTATGGGTTATTCATGGCTGAAGAACAAGTGCAGGAGCCTATGGCTCCTGAAACAACATCTTCAAACGAAGTTGATGCACTGAAAGCAGAGCGTGAAGCACTGCTGAAAAAGAATTACGAACTGATCGGCAAGCTCAAAAACGCAAAGACTGTTCCTGATGGCGTTGATGTTCAGGAGCTACTGGACTTCAAAGCTGCGGCGGAACAGGCAGATCTGGAAAAGCAGGGCAAGTACACCGAAGCCCGACAGGCTTTGGAGCACCAGTTCCGTGAGGCGGCGGAGGAAAAGGACAAGCGCATTGCTGAGCTAGAAGCCCGTGTGCGTGAGCTTGAAATCCTCAGCCCTGCTGCCACTGCTTTGCGTGATGTGGTGCATGACCCTGACATGATCCTGAACACCCAAGTGGTGAAGGAACAGATCCAGCGTGATGCTGATGGAACCGTTGTTGTCGTCAACGGCTATGAGCGCACACCGATTGCAGATTGGGCCAAGTCATTGCCTGCATGGATGCAAAAGCAGCCAAAGCCTCAGGGCAGTGGAGCACCTGCTGGTCGCAGCTCTGGCGGCGATATTCCCCCTGGCACAAACAATCCATTCGCAAAAGACAGTTTCAACCTCACAGAACAATCCAGGTTGTTCAGAACAGATCGGGACTTGTATGAAAGGTTGAAAGCTGCAGCTGAGCGTTAATATGACCGGAAGGGCGGAAGGTTATGCCGACTGGACATAGGGTTATGCCCGCACCGTAAAACCATTCACTGAGGATTTGTCATGGCGACTCTTCGCTCTGACATCATCATCCCTGAGGTATTTACGCCGTATGTCATCGAGCAAACCACCCAGCGTGATGCCTTCTTGGCTTCCGGTGTGGTGCAGCCGATGGCTGAGCTGAATGCCGCTGAGGATGGTGGTGACTTCATCCAAGTGCCTTTCTATAAGGCCAACCTGTCGGGCGATTTTGAGCGTCTGACGGATTCCAGCTCCCTGACCCCTGGCAAGATCACCGCAGACAAGCAGGTTGCTGCTGTCCTGCACCGTGGTCGTGCATTTGAGTCACGGGATTTGGCTGCACTGGCTGCAGGCTCTGACCCGATGGCTGCCATTGGCGCCAAGATTGCTGACTACATCGCTAACCAGCGCCAGAAGGATCTTCTTTCCTGCCTGGCTGGTGTGTTCGGTGCTGTTGATGACAACGGTTCTGCCTGCTACGCAGCGCTGACTGTTGATGGCGCCACTGGCGACAGTCCAACAATCCTTGGCCCTCGCCAGATCGTGGAAGGCAAATCAATCTTGGGTGACCAAGGTGAAAAGCTGACCGCTATCGCCATGCACCCCAAGGTCTACTACGACCTGATGGAGCGTCGTGCGATCGACATGATCTACGACAACACTGGTGCTCCTGACACCGCTGCTGCTCAAGGTTCTACTGCTCCTGCTTTTGGCAGCGTGCAAGTGCCGACCTTCATGGGCCTGCGTGTGATCGTTTCTGCTGACGTGCAGACCACTGGCTCCGGTTCTTCTACCGAGTACGCCACTTACCTGTTCACTCAAGGTGCTGTGGCATCTGGCGAACAGCTGGGTCTCCAGACGGAAACTGATCGTGACATCCTTGCCAAGAGCGATGCGATGTCGATTGATCTGCACTATGTGTACCACCCTGTTGGTTCCAAGTTCTCCACCTCAGTTTCCAACCCCACGCGGGCACAACTGGAAACCGTTGGCAACTGGACCAAGGTGTACGAGACCAACAACATTGGCATCGTGCGGATTACCAACACCAGCAACCTTGACTGAGGGTAATCACCATGGCATCCATTTTTGAGGCAACAGCAGGTAGCGCAATCGGCCCTACCAACGGCGGCACTGTGACCCAGGCCACCAACAAAGCCACCGCCGTGACTCTGAACACAGAGTCCGGCCAGATCACCATGGCAGGCGCTGAGCTTGCCGGTGCTGCTGAGGTGACTTTCCAAGTCAACAACGACAAGGTCACTGCCACTGACGTGGTGGTGGTCAACCACAGCTCTGCTGGCACTGCTGGCAGCTATCTGGTTCAAGCCAACAGCATCGCTGCTGGTTCGTTCAAGATCACTGTGGCAAACCAGCCAAACGCAAGACTTCTACTGTGACGCCCGATGGCAGTAACAATCGACGCAACAGCGGGCGGCGCAGACGCCAACAGCTACATAACCCTGGCCCAAGCTGACGCCTACGTTGAGGCGATGGTCAACAGCACGGATGTCGGCAAATGGGATACCGGCACTGATGACACACGCAACCGGGCACTAGCAGCAGCAGCACAACGGCTAGACCGTGAGCGTTTTATTGGCGCAAGGGCCACTGATACACAGGCATTGCAATGGCCGCGTACTGGCGTGCGAAAGCCAGATACTTACGTCAATACGTACGCCACTGGCTTTCCATTCAGGATTTCTGAGGACTACTTCACTGACGAGGAAATCCCTGACCAAATCAAGAGGGCACAGATTGAGCTTGCTGTTTACCTGCACAACAACACCGATGGCATCAGCCTCAGCGGCCTTGAGGATTACAAGCGGGTGAAGCTTGGCAACATTGAAGTTGAGCCTGACAAGACTGGTTCTGTGGGTGCAGACCGTGTGCCACCGATGTTTGAAAGGTACTTGACGGGCCTTAGAATTAGCGGACCAGGCAACATCGCCATCAAACGGAGCTAACCATGGGCTACGGGTATGCGCCGACCAAGGCAACAATCATCACAAACACCGCAGCCCAGACCGGTCGCTTTGTGAAAATCATGGCGCTTGAGGATTCTGTCATTGCTTCAATGACCTCATCTGCCATTACGGAGAATGGCTCTTCGACAATCGAAGGAATCAACATCAACACCTCTGCCTGTATTGAGGGCCTTGAGGTGACCAGCATCACGCTTACAAGCGGAACCGTCGTTGCTTACGAAGCCTGATGGCACTCAAGGGGCTGGACAAGGTTGCGGCCAAAATCCTTGACACGTTTGGTGGTGACGTGACGATCCGTTACGTCTCTGGTGGCAGCTACAACACCACCACGGGTGCAATCACTGAAACCACGTCAGACACCGATGTCAAAGGGCATGTGTATGACGTGAGCGTCAATGAAGCCAACGACCTGATTCAGGCTGGTGACAAACGCCTGATCGTGGCTGCTGATGATTTGACCACAGCCCCTGAGACGAAAGATCGTGTGGTGATCAGCTCAATCGTTTATCAAGTCATCAGGGTTGAAACGACGTTTCAGGAAACAGCTGGTGACGCAACCCATTACGAGCTGATCCTGAGGGCCTGACCATGCCACGCAAAGTTGACCTGAGGGGCATATCTGGCTTGTTTGGCAGCCAGCTTGAAACGCTGGTGAAACGGACCACCAAACAGCTGCAAGACGAACTCAAAACCCGTCGTCCACCCATCGGCACACCTGAGGTCAGTGGTGTGCTAGCAGGTTCTTGGCAGGTCAACTTCGATGACATTGCCAAGGAAAGGGGTCAATACATTGGCCGGGTGTTCAGCAACCTTGATTACGCAGAAGCTGTCACCTACGGCACGCCTGACAGTCTGCCACCTTCTTGGAAGGGTGAATATGCCCCTGGCAGAACGAACAAAACCACAGGCACCCCAGCAGTCCGGCAGGGCTATCCAGACCTGATTGCCAAAGATTTGGAAAAGTATGTCCGTTCAGAATGGAGGCGCATTGTCGCTGAAGACTGATGGCCGCAGCTGACCTCAACTCAATCAGGGCCACCATTGAAGGCCGATTAGCCACTGAGCTGGCCGACAGCCCGGCCATACCTGTTGTTTTCAACAACATGGCTTATGAGCCAACACCCAACAGCTCTTGGGTGCAATGCCAAGTTGATTTCGGCTCCAATGAGCACCTAGCCCAAGGAACGACGGCCAACGCACGGAATCGCATTGTTGGGTTGACCGTCATCAATATTTTTTCTGCCAAAGGTGTTGGGCCTGGCGCCAACTACACCATCGGCAAAAGGATTCGTGACCTTTACAATAGGGTCATCGTGTCGGGGGTTTTCTTCGACGCACCAACAGGTCCAGAGGCACTGGCTTCACCAGCTCCCGAGGGCTATTTTCAAACACAGGTCCGTGTGACCTTTGAATTTATCGAGGAACTCTGACCATGGCCGTCCTTCGTGGAGAACAAGGCGCAGTCCAATTTGACGCCGCTGGCTCAAGCAACGCCACCATCGTTGGCACTCGCAGCTGGAGCCTTTCAACCACCAAAGAGACTTTGGATGTCTCTAAGCACGGGGACAC